CAACAGCATAACCAAACTCGCCTTAAATTTACATTCCTAATTGCATCGGGCAATCAACGTCTGGTGGATATTCACCCGGTGCGCCTCATTACTGTGCTGGCGGACTGTGAAGGTGAAGCCCGTCTACTGGCTGGCATTCCCTCTCTGGTATTTGTTTCCCGTCAGGGGGTGAGCCATGCCTAACCCTGTACCCCATGACTATTACACCCATCAGAACGGGGAAACCGTTCAGGTGCTGTCGGTGGCCTTTAACCGCGTGACGCTTGTCCGTGATGGTTATACCACCCCGTGCATCATGCCAGTAAGCCGTTTCACTAAAGAATACACCTACGCAGGGAGAGCCTGATTATGTCTGATATCTATAACCACTTAGTACGCAACAACTTTAACGCTATGAGCACCGAAGAATTGAAAGATCTGCGTGTTAATTCCGAAGGGGCATTCAATAGCGTGATGGCGGCAATGTCTGCAATGGGCGAACTGGCTTTACAGTCAATGAATAACAAGAACTATTCCGGTGAACAGGCAAAGGAAGATATATGCCGCTTAAGTGAAGCCCTGATACACCTGCCCCGAATAGCCGAGGCGTTGAATGACACGGAAGAAAACGCCCAATTTGAGCTTTATCACCGTGAGGGGTTCCCCAAATGGTAAGTCATATTGATATCCGTTCAGTGAAAATGGCGGCGAAGGATCACTGGCAAGGATTGCTGGCTGCCTGTGGGGTGGATGTTCCTGCAAAGGGTAAGCATGGCGCTTGCCCCCTCTGCGGCGGCACTGACCGTTTTCACTTCATTGACGATCACGGTCACGGTGACTGGCATTGTCGCCAGTGTGATAACCCGAATCACGGTGATGGTCTGGATTTGCTGGTAAGAGCTAAAGGGATCACGATTATTGAGGCGGCTAAAGTCGTTGCTGATGCACTGGTGTTACCTTTGCCAGAACCCAAGCCAGCCAGAAAGGAAGCTCCCAAATCGGAGGCTCCCCCGATAGCCGAAAGAATTAAAAAGCTGGCGGCTCAAACCACGGTCGGGCAATCAAATTATCTGGTTAACAAGGGGCTGCAATGCCCCCATCAGCGTCTACTGAAAGACGGTTCTTTGTTACTGGTCACTCAGACACTGGACGGCACAATCACCGGTGCTCAGATTATCAAGCCGAGTAGTGAAAAGCGCTTTGTCTCAGGCTCACAGAAAAAGGGCAGTTTTATCCCCTTATCGGCAATCACCGGAACACCGGACACGATCATCATTACAGAAGGCTACGCGACAGCCTTAACGGTCAGCCAATTACATGATGGCGTGGTACTGGCTGCGATTGATGAAAGCAATTTACTGACCGTGGCTAAGCAGGTTCGGGAACGGTGGCCAGACGTGAAAATTATCCTTGCTGGTGATAATGACTGGCACGTACCGGGGGAACTGGACGGCAAAGGCAAACCCAAGAAGAACGTCGGCAAGATTGCGGCCGAGAAGACCGCCAAAGTTATCGACGGGTGGATCACATTACCGCCAACAGAACATAAGGCCGATTGGGACGATTATCGCCAGCATCACGGCATCGAAGCGGCAAAGCAAGCATTCAGTGAAGGGTTATATCAGGTGGGAGAGAATATGTCAGCGTCAGTGGTGATTAATTTAGATGAGCGTCGGGAGAAAGAACGCGATCCGTTAAAATCGTTTGTTGATGTTCGCAAGGATGGAATTTTCCATGTTACGCCTAAATTAGACAAAGAGACGGGCGAAATTGTCAAACCTGAACAATGGTTATCTAACCCAATGAAGCCTATTGCTAAAGGCGTTAATGATTTTAAGGAAAATTATCTGATTATCGAGTGGGGCAAAGGAAATATTCAGGCGCTGATGTTAGGTGACATAGGAGAACGTGAAGGCTGGCGGACGATGAAAAATGCCGGATTATTGGTCACTACGAAACCCGTATTGAGGCAGATACTTTCAGACTGGTTAATCAGGCGTGATTTTGATGAGGAATGGAGAATTACCCATAAATCAGGCTGGCACAAAGGCGCGTATATCATGCCGGATGGCTCAATTATTGGTACACCAGAACAACCTATTTTATTTAATGGACAGAGTGCAGCTGCTACCGCCTACCAAGTGAAAGGCTCAATGAATAGCTGGCAGAGTGATGTTGCTCGGCTGGCTAACGGCAATATCTTCATGATGTTTGCTATCGGCGCAGCATTGGCCGCACCAATGACAGGCATTACACAGGCTGACAGCTTTGGTATTCACATTTACGCACAATCCACAGCAGGGAAAAGCACCGCCGCTGATATGGCAGTCAGTCTTTACGGTAATCCTGATTTACAGCGTTTAACATGGTACGGCACAGCATACGGTATTGCTAACGAGGCAGTAGCACACAATGACGGACTCTTGTATTTGGATGAAGTCGGACAAGGGGCAGACCCGAAACACGTCTATAAATCCGCTTACACGCTATTTAATGGCAAAGGAAAGATACAGGGCGCAAAAGAGGGCGGCAACCGACCTCTGGAAAGCTGGCGAACCGTGGCGATTAGTACAGGTGAAAAGGATATCGAAACCTTTCTCTTAAATTCAGGTGTGAAAATTAATGCTGGTCAATTAGTACGATTACTCAATATCCCGATAGAGCGCGCCACAGAGCTACACGAATGCGAAACAGGGAAAGAGCACGCCGACACGATAAAAATCAATTGCAGGGCTAACTATGGCGCAGCAGGTCGCTATTGGATTGAGTACCTATCAAATCACAAAGACGAAGCCGTGGAAGCCTACACCACCGCACAAAAACGCTGGAGTAAGTTGATCCCCTCAAGCTATGGCGAACAGGTACACCGAGCCAGTGATCGCTTTGCCGCTATTGAAGCAGCATTACTGATGGGGCGCGTTATAACTGGATGGAGTGAGCAAGATTGCCGCGATACGGTGCAGGCAGTTTTCAATGTCTGGTTATCGGAATTCGGGACTGGCAACAAAGAGATTGAGCAGATGGTGGAGCGGGCAGCGGCATTCCTGAATACCTACGGAATGAGTCGCTATGCTCCCTTGCCCTACGATGATCGTGATTTGCCTATCCGTGATTTAGCGGGTTATCGGGAGAAAAAAAGCGGACATGATGACTCCCCTGTCATTTTCTATACCTTGCCATCGGCATTTAAGGAGGAAATGGCTAAGGGATTTAACGCAGAGTCATTTGCGGCAGCATTAGCCACTATTGGAATGTTAAAGAAGCCGGCCAAAGGAAAGGGTTATCAGGGCAGAACGCCCCGCTTGAGGCACTTAGGGAACACACAGCAGCGGGCGTATGTGATGATGCTGATCCCGGATGAAGAGGAATAAATACCACATCACGAAAAGCCTGTTTATAGGTTGTCTCGGTTGTCTCAAAGGATATATAAAATAGTTAACTATATGATATTTATATAAAACAGCATCTATTTTTGAGACAACCCTGAGACAACTTAACCTTGTTTTGAGACAACTTAGGGGCACTTTGAGACAACCCAGAAAATAAAAATAATCTTATCTCTGGCAGGCTATTTTTTTACTGAGACAACCAAAAAGGAGAGATGAGACAACCTAGAAAATCAAATTAAATCGTTATTAATCAGAAGGATAAAAAATAAACTCTCGAAGTGACGGGAAATTGAGACAACCCAAAATAGCTAAGTTGTCTCAGAAAAAACAATTAAATGATTTAAAATCAATCAGTTGAATTCATTGAGACAACTGAGACAACCGAGACAACCCCTATTCGCATATCTATATACGAATTAAAAAACATTATCAAAAGAAAAGCGGGTTATCATATCTTTATCTGATTATCCTTTTTAAAGGATTAAAAACCATGAAAAGCCGCTATGACATTCGCTACTCATTATCCGCACTAGAATTATCCAAGATAACTAAGTCAATAAAAGACCATAGAAAAACAGAAATAATGAAACCGTATGGAATGTTTATAAACATGTGGAAAATCTGCTTCTTCGGTGCTGGCTTTGCCGTCTTTTTGCTCTTTTTAAATGCAGTTATCCTTAATTTGAAGGCGGATGATGTAAGTGATGCCATTATTCGGATCAAAGATATGAACATCTGTGCATTTGTCTTGCTTGGTGTTTCTTTGGTTGGGTTTGGTATAACGGAAAAACTAGAGCAGTTTGTCATGAAGAAAAATGAAAAAAAAGAGCAGGATAATCAGGAGTACGTCCGACATGTGAAAATAAACCGACATTACATTGAAAATGTTCAGGTATTTGGTAGCGTAAAGGCTTTCTGGTCATTTATCAAAAAAGCTTACATCAATGAAGAATTTATGTTTATACAAACAAACGACAATGAATTTATTGTTCTCCCAGCCAGATCGTTAGCGTCAGAAGAAGAATTCCAGCAATTATTTAGGTTCATCACAGAGCAGATCAATAACCATTCCAAATAAAAATACCGCCAACACACAACTCAGAGCGATAAAATGTACTTGTGTTTGGGATGAATCGCACATCATCAAGTTACTACAACAAGCAAGGATGAATTTAATTATTTTACAACGGGTTAAACGTGCATTCATCTGGATGATAAAAGATATTTTAAATGATATCAGATGGATGACATCAGCAATGTTTGGGTTATTCGCTCTCATTGGCTTATTTGTTGCACACGAATTCAAATTAGCTCTGTTCTTTTTTGTTCTGGCAGTAATTCCCTGCTCCCCTGAAATTTGGCGGTTCCTGAAAGCCAGAATAAGCAATAAAAATCGGTGTTAGCTGTTACGGTTGCCGCAGGTGGCTCAGATTTGAGTCATTGCAATATTGACTGAATTTTAACCCGCAACTTTTAGCGGGTTCACTGGACGAAAATTTGTCCGACTGGAACTGAGCCAAAGTGAGGACCTCGACTACAGGTTAATACGTTAAACGTACAGAGCTGTTTTAACCTACCCTCTTAAAGATGGTAGCCTCTGAGTTCACTTTCACTGCTCCGTTTCAAACGGAAGCGTGATATAGCGCTAAACCTGCACCATGCAGGAGATAAGGGATATCAATAAGTTAAAGGTATTTTTACATGAAAAAGGCCACGCAAATAGCGCAGCCTTGAGTTCAGTGTGTAGATTGGGGTCATTTCCAGTTGAAACAAAAAGTCTTAGTTTGGCCTGTTTGCTTCAATATCTCACCTAATTTTTGTACATCAGAATTAACGTACGCTAATCTATATACATGAGAGCCAGTAGCATTTCCAACAGAATCATAATCAAGAATATAAGTTTTGTTATCAACAGTGACATAGAGGTGCTTGGTAAGAAATCCCATCATTTTTTGAGAATCATCGGTATTAGAGGACACTTTTAGCGATATAAATTCTCTATAGAAAATGAATGATACAATGTTTGTAATATTTACGTTACTTTGGAAGCTAGTCAAAGTGCCAAAAGTAGCATCTCCTGAATAATCATGCCCCTCAACGGTCATATACCCCCAACCTTGATCAATAACTTCAAGGTGGCCAGTCCCCAATGTAAGATCAAAAGACAGCATAGTACCTTCTGGACATGCTAGTTTTACACATTGCTTCACTAATCCCCAATCACATGCCATCAAATCTTCTGGGGTAGGCTGCCAAGGAAACCAAGTACCATGTTTATCACTTTTCTCAATATAAACAGAATCATTACCCGGCTTTTTAGAAGTAAGACGCATGTGCTCATTAGGCGTATCCCAATCACTGCGATGCAACTTATTTCCCAAATATACTTGAATTATTGCCCACGGACAGGAACCAATTGGTGCGGTTACTGTATCAATCTTAATTTTGTACTGGTCAGGGTTAATTTGGCATTGTGTTTTAGAATTCTTATTTTCTGGCTTATTAACGTCAGACATAAACACCTCACTTAATTATTCGTTAAAGGTCATTTCATCCTACTGTTAACGCACCAGACACTTTACTTAGGTCAAATTTTCATCTCAATCGGATTCTTACTATAGCAAGGCTTATAATTTGAAAGGTGATGTGCGATTCAGTGAGTTGTAAATTTGAAGTTTGGTGCTGATAGTGAATACTCTTTATTGAACGCAGGGTATTAATTGTCTTGTTATAAGAACTCCCTTACTGATTATTCAATAATCTGTACAGCTTCCGCATTGTATTAATTTTGATCACTGGTGAGACAGTTTTTATTAATTTCCCGCCTGTCATTTCGTGTCATCCTGACATCGCAAACATACCATTCACCAACCGAGCTTAGTCAAAACGCATTCTCCAGTATTGATGAACCTATTTTATTGATGTTCACTGGCGGAGCAGTAACCACCGCCTTCATGTTATTTAGCAATGTTTATTGTTGATTAAATGAGGGATTAAGTATGCAAGATGAAAAGCCTGATACAAAGGTACTAGACGATAACAACCTTGTGATCGTTACAACACCGGAATATGTCAAAGATTCAATCAAAGAAGCCATTGAAGAACACGCTGCAAGCCGTAATCACCCTTACGCAACTCAGGCAGAACCGGGATTTGTGACACTTAGTAATGAGACAGACAGTGATAGTGAAATAATCGTTGCAACCTCCAAAGCTGTTAAGAAAGCCTACGATCTAGCCAATACCGCCAATCAAAACACCAGCAATGCAAATAATAATGCCAATACTCGTTTAGCAAAAGATCAGAATGGGGCTGATATTCCTGATAAAGCGGAATTTGTGAAAAATATTGGTTTGGCAGAAACAACGAAACGCGCAGGAGATATTTATCTCAGTGCGCACCCTGAATTAAATCCAGGTGAATATTTTGCCAATGGTGATTTAGTGGATTTAAACAGTTTGGAAGGGCAAAAACTACTGAAGCTCAGTCATGAGTATCGGCGTACATGGGGGATCATGGTATCCGGTTCAAAAATCAACTTGCCGAACCTGTTTCACAGTGATGGGCGTGGTTTCTATTTACGTGCTGATAACACGGCAGGAAAAGTAATTGAGGATAGGATTAGAAATATTTACGGAACTATCGCTAACGTTTTTACCAATGCACCAAATGTGTATGGTGACGCATTGAGTTATTCTGGAAGCGCTAATGTCGATGTCGGTCACGGCTTTTCTCAGAATTGGTTAAGAAACGTTATGTTTGATGCATCCAAAGCTGTTCCGACTGGACCTGAAAATAATCCACTGACTATAACAATGTGTCCTGTCATTTTTTTAGGAGTCTAATATGGCGGGTGTTTATAACTACCTGTTTGATATCACACATGTACTTAGACCTTATTCTGGCATAACACCAGCTAATCCAGAGTTTTCACCTCCACCAAATGCTACCCGTATTGTACCGGAGTTAAAAGTGGGATTCTGGCCATGTTGGAATGGGGAAAAATGGAATTTATGTATCGATAATCGTGGTAAAATCGCTTATAACACTAGAAATCATCAAACTATTGATATAATAGAAATTGGAAAGTTACCGCCAGAGCTTACCTTCGCTATTCCTAATACCCCTTTTGATAAATGGAATGGCACACAGTGGGTGACAGATATTGGCGCACAGTATCAGCATGAAGTACGGCAGGCGGAATTTCATAAACAGAAATTACTGATCGATATATTTTATCGGATTACACCTCTACAGGATGCTATTGAGCTAGGTATTGCTACAGATGAGGAGAAGGCAGCACTCATAGAATGGCGCAAATACAGAGTGTTACTCAATCGAATTGATTGCTCCATTGTCCCTGATATCGTATGGCCGGAACAGCCAAAGGAATGATAAGGTATGTAGCCATCTATTGGCCTTATACCAACTAGACATGGATGTCTAATCTACATCCTTCGTAAATACCATATATCCATGCCGCCTACAGAACACCCCACACCAAAATGCAAAGATTTGTCAGTATCCTGTCCTCATGTTTCCAGTATCAGAACAGAGGCTTTACCCCGTGAAGAATAAGCCCCATATTGATCACTCACTCCTCAATCCCCTTTCATTAAAGCCTCACTAAACGGCAGTCTCACATGATGCTGCCGCTTCCTGTTTGTTGTTAATTTATAGCGAATCTTATTGTTGCATTATTTGCATCATTCATTTGATTTGTTGCATATATTGCAATAATATAGCTGTATAAATTATCAGCATTTGAGGTTAAATATGAAAGTCGATAACAAAGCTATCTTACTGACCCGTCAGCAGATGGATGCCTTACGTAAAATCCAGCAGGAAGAACACAGCCGCTCAGAACTGGGCATTAAACCCACCCTCCACGAAGTCGCCCGTAAGCTGGTTGACAAGGCTTTATCACAGACGGGGAGATAACAATGGCAACTTACAGCATGTCGAATTTGTTTGGGTTGAGTCGCTTCAAGCATAAAGCCGCTCACAAAGACACAACCACCGCAGCAGACTTTAGTCACCTGTCAGCACGGGCTGATGATTCTGGACACTACACGACTGAGCCGGCACAGGAACCCGCTACAGATCTCATCACTGAGCAAGACGAACAGCCAGCCGCACTGAAGAAACACAGCCGTGGCCATAATGTTGCTGTATCGGAAGAAGCCCAAAACAGCCCGGTATTGGCCGTTAAGTTATTGCGTGAAACCGACCTGTCCTCGAAGAAGATTAAGGCGAGGTTACAAGATGAACCGGAAGCCCTGTCAAAGTTCACCAGTAAGTATATGGAAGAGCACGATCCGTCATGGGAGTTTCTGGATGATGAAGAAAAAGCCTTCAAAGCCATGACATTTGCGGTTAATAATGGCGATGCTAACGGCTATAACCAAGCGAGACATCACGCTGTCAACGCACTGAAAAAGATGGAAGAGCCGATGACGGAAGCCGAAATTCAGGCGATGATAGAGAAAACCCGTCAGGCCATGAACGAAAGCGACCCGAACACACCGGATAACATTACAGCCCGCAAAAAAGCAGATAAAGAGTATCAGGACGTGGTAGCAAAAGCTGGCGAGAAGCTCAAAGCAACCTACGCCAAAACGGGTATCACGCAGCCGAATTACAGTAATCGCTAACGGGGGCAGTATGAAGCCTGATTTATACGCCTTGAGCCATTTACGCCCTGATGCAAACCGTGCCCGTGGTTATAACGGGCGTTATGCTGCAATGACCTCTCTTAATGTGCAGTCAGAACCACAGGAAGATAACGGCACTGACACACACAGCAACGCCCACTGGATAGCACGCAGTCAGGAGGCAAAGAACAATCCTGTCTATGCGTTGCGTCTTATCGACAATCACACGCCGTATCAGTCTGCCATCGTAAAGCTCAGGGAAAGTTATCGCCACCTTAGCCGGTACACCACACGCAAGATGGCAGCTGTCTGTTCAGGCTGGGAACTGTTAGACGGGGAAGATAAGAATCTGGAAGCCTTTAACTACAGTCTGAGAACCGGTGATGCCAATGGGTATCAGGTATCATTACGGGCAGCGGGTGAGAAGCTGGAGCGGTACATTGAGCCGATGAACTGGGAAGACATCGAAAGACTGGGCAACCATCATGCTTAAACTTTTTGGGTCCTTACCCGAGATCTTATATATCACGGGCATTGCGCGCCGTGGTTTTTCACTAGCTATAAAATTTTGAATTTGTGTCCCATGTCCCATGTCTCAATAAAATATATTTGTAAATTATTTCATATGGTTACGTTAATTTTTCTTGGGTTTTGTGTCCCACTTTTTATGGGACATGTCCCATCTCAATGTCCCATATGTCCCAATGTCCCATTTCTAGCGAAGGATGTCCCATGTCTACAATGAGTATCAGCAAATACGCGAAGCATGTCGGTGTGAACAGGAAGACCATTACACGCTGGATCGGTGAAAATAAATACATTGTCATCGACGGCAATAAGGTCAATGTTGAAGCCAGTGACCAGAATTTAAAGCAGTACCGCGATAGTCAGGATCTTCGAACACAGAACGCCAAAAAGAACCCCGACACATTAGACGCAGGGTCATTAGAAACACGCGCTAAAGCGGTTTATGACGAGTTATTGAGTGGTGATGTGGATGTACGCCCGATAGAAGAATCCCGCGCCATTAAAGAGCACTATCTGGCGGAACTGGTCAGGCTGGAGCACAGCATCAAATCCGGTGAGGTTCTCCCTTGGCGGGATATGGTGAACAAGGTCAGTGAAGAATACGCCCGGATGCGCACCCGATTGATCGCTATCGCCCCTGAACACGGTCCCCGGCTCAGGGCTACCGCGTCCAGCTCAACGGATACCGAATTCGTGGCAGCCTTACAGGAGATTATCTACGAGGCCATGTACGAACTGAGCCTTGATGATGAAGCCGCTACGGTGTGA